CCTTTCCACGACGAGTTCTTTGTGCGATAGCGTTCGCATCTCTCTCGATCTGGAAGATAAGTCCCTTGAACTTCTCAACTGACCATCTACCGTTTGAGTCGGTATCAAGGTCGAATGTACCAGCAGTAGCAACGTTTGCCTGAGCACCAGGTTCTGCTACGTTATAGATGGTACGAATAACTTCTCTGTTGATCTCAGCGAGAATCTCAGTAGAAAGAATGTTAGCAAGTTCTGCTTCAGCATTCAATCCGTGGATTGCCTTGAGGTCTTGAGCTAGTTCTAGTGAGTACTCAGCTTTGAGGGCACGTGACTTCGCAGTAACTGTTACCTTCTCAATTGAGAACGCCATCTGGTTGAAATGATCACCAGCACCGTCTCCTAGATCTTCAGCAGTATCGGTACGCATACCCTGACCAACGTTATAGTCAGTTGCGTTTGTTTGACCAGCAGTAGGATTAAGTAATCCAGGATTAGAACCACTTTGTGCAGTTGTACCTAAACCAACGTTAGTATTAACGTCGCCTGTATTAACATCCAATCCATCATTCTGTCCAGAGAATGCGGTGTCTGCTTCGTTGAACAATGCTTCAGTGCCACTCTGATTGTTGTAGCGTGAACGCATTGCGAAAATTAGTCCAGTAGGACCATTCATTGGTTGAACACCAGCAAGGTCATATGCGACCAAGTTTGGCATTGCACGTCTAATCAATGAGATTAAAACGGGGTCGAAACCAGCAACAGGACCAGCAGCAGTTGCGTCAGCAGAGAAACCTGCTGCACTACCTGAACTACCTGTGTTTACTGTTGGAGCTTCTGAAAGGAAAGAACGCTCTTCACGTAATTCTTTCTCTTGGTTCTCTAGCAGGATAGCGGTTGTAGATCTCCTATGTGCGTCTTTGATTGGATCAAGACCGTCATAATCGAGAATAGGTGCCCACTTTTCCTGTAGATGTTCAGAATTGTACATCTGCATTGTAAGTTTACCTTTTTATTTGTTTGAAATTAATAATTTAAAAATCACTTTTTAGCACTTCTTGAAAGCATACCAAGATAGGCTTGCATCGTAGGATTTACATCCTGTGATGCTACTTCATCAGTAGATACCTCTTCAGATAAGTTTTCGGAGGTGCTTTTTGGAGAACCAGTTTTACTTGGGAAATAAGATTCCTTAAGATTTCCTAGTTTCTCACGATAGTCTGTCTCACTTTCAAACTCAACATTCTCGGCAAGAGTAGCAAGTTTTTCCTTCTGAGTGTCTGCTAGACCTTCAGCAACATCTGCGAAAATTACATCTGCTGTGGATTCTGCTAATCTGGAGTTTAGAGCAACATTTCTTTCAATCTGCTCATTGAGTTTACCTTCCATTTCATCAAGCTTATCTACCATACTATTGAGTACATCATATTTTTCTTCAGGAATAGTTACATAATGTTCTTCAAATAGACCCTTCATTCCTTCTAGGAATGATTCGGTCATTTCTGTTTTGAGTCCTGCTTCTATTTGGAGAGCGTTCTCTTGGAACCACTCATCAGCAACATACTCCAAGTATGCATCGACTCTTTCAGTAAGTCCTAATTTAATACCATCTAGTTCTTCGACTAGAGCATTAGCATAAGACTCCTGTAATTCTTCTTTAATTTCTGAAACCTTTGATTTAATTGTGGTTTCAAAAATTGTTCTTGCTTTGTTTTCAAAGTCTTCTGAAAGTTTTTCACCTTCAATTAATGCTTTGAGATCTTCCTCAACATTAATTTCTTCGATTACTTCTTCTTCAGCAACTACTTCGGTTCCTTCTTCTGTAGCAACTTCTTCTTCAGCAACCACTTCGGTTCCTTCTTCTGTAGTAACTTCATTTTCGGAAACAACTTCTTGTCCGTCTTCTATTTCATCAGAAACTGCTTCAGCAGCTGCTGCTTTACCATTAACAATGTCTTTGACTTGTGCTAATGTAGCGGCAGGATCATTGAGTTTTGCTGAATCGTCATCGGGACGATAGTTTTCTGGAGTAGGTCCACCAAGGTCTTCAACTGGTATACCAGCAGGAGCTGGATCTGCGGCAGCCGCACCTTTGGTTACTACGTTTTCTTCGAGGTTTTCCATGTCTTGTTAATTGTTTCCAACGGAGTGTGTGTTAGATCTGTTAGAATCTATACTTATTTATAGATTTGTTAAATCAGAGGTTATTTAGAAAATTGTTGAATAGTCCCAACTTGTGCTCCTCTAAAGCACTTTGACCAGCTAAAGTATTAATAGCCTTCTTTGTTTTCTCTGCGAGTTGTTCACGAAGAAGTCCTCCTTCCCAAACCCACTCTTTTCCTTCCATGATTCCATTTACAAATGCATCTGGAGCAGAAGGATCGGCAACGATATCAGCAGCAGTTGCTAACTGAAAATCTTCACCTACAACTTTACAACCTGAATGATCTTCTTTAAGTGAACCAACTCCACGAGAAGAAACTCCAAGCATAACACCTTCACCAAGTAAAGATTGAGCAATCTTACCCATAGGTGTATCAAGAAGAGTTGCTCTTCCTTTGAAGTTATTACCTTCTTGAACCAAAGATGTAATTTTATGAGATACTCTATCAAGGTTTACTGTAGGACCTTCGGGATGACCCAACTCTCCTAAAGCACGTCCTTTATTAATAAAGTTTTCATTGTATCTTTTAACTTCATTACAAAGAGTATTAATAGGATACATCCTACCATTACGGTTTTTAATTTCACCTTGAAGGAAGCAACCTTCTATACAAAGACGTTTAGCTTTCTTGCCACCTCTAGTATATTTTTCAGTGATAACTTTTACGTTAGTTACTTCTTCCGTGATTAGTTTCATCCTTCTTGTTCCTGTTCAGTAGGTTCTTCACTATCAAATACAGCTCCTGAAACTAGTGGTTTAGAAGCTTCAATACGTTCTGCTGCTTTTGCAAACAATGTATCCTTAATTCTATCAGTCACTGTAGATGCTGACGCATCTGTTGCGATCAAATCAATAATATCATCC